CTCTGTTGCCGCAGAAAAGAGTCAGAGACAGTGGAGGTTAAATTTTATGAGGATAGCCGTGTACGCTCGTGTTTCAACCGAACATGAAGCGCAAATCAACGCACTAGAAAATCAGTTGGAGTGGTATAAAATCGAATGTTCCCGGCATTCGGACTGGGAAATCGTGGAGGTCTACGTAGACCAAGGCATCACCGGAACACAAGCACAGAAGCGGCCAGAGTTTTTGCGCATGATGGAAGATGCTCAGAAGGGCAAATTTGACCTAATCATTACTCGCGAAGTGAGTCGCTTTGCACGAAATACAGTTGATACGCTGTCCTACACACGGGAGTTAAAAGCACGTGGGGTGGACGTATTTTTCATCAACGATGGTATCAACACGGCGACCAACGATGGCGAACTTCGGCTGACAATCATGTCTTCTATGGCACAAGATGAGAGTCGCAAAATTTCAGAGCGCGTGAAGGCTGGGCAGAAAATCAGCCGGGAGAAGCACGTTTTATATGGCAGCGGAAACATCTTAGGATACCGCAGGGAGAACGGAACCTATGTTCCTGACCCTGACCAAGCTGAAACGGTAAGACTGATTTTCCAAATGTATTCTACCGGGGAAAATGGGTTGGTTAAAATCGTAAACGAATTATACCGCCTTGGCCGATTGGATGCAGGCGGCCATGTTTCGTGGGACGCTTCCAAAGTGAGCAGAGTCCTACATAATGCAACCTATAAGGGGTGTATTTGCTACAATAAATCCCATAGCGACGGATATTTGACGCAGAAACGTGTTAAAAATCTGGACGAGAGCAGCTACATCTATGTGAAAGGCGACTTTGAACCTTTAGTATCAGAAGAAATGTGGGATAGATGTCAGCAAATTTTGGCATCGAAATCAGCACGGGTAATAGATGAAAATGGAAAAAAGCACAAGTACATGAGAAATACGCCAAAGTCAGTCTGGACAGCAAAACTGCGGTGCAGCTGTGGCGCAGGATTTATCCAGTTCAAGTGGCGTGTAAATCGGGATGGTGCAGTGGTTCATGGATTTCAGTGTTACCGCCGTACCCGTAGGCCAAGCATCAGCTACTTGCAGGAACATGGCTTGGACTTGGGAGTTAGTTGCCAAATCAAGGCAATCTGTGAGTGGAAGTTGGACTTGATGGCAGCAAAGGTGTTTGAACATCTCACCTTTGACAAAGGCAAAACGGTCAAAGAGGTCTATAAAATTTTGAACCGCTGCATGGCAGAAGAAAAGACTGTTCGCATTTCCAGAAAGGCGATGCTGGAAAGCAGCATCGCCAGACAGAGGGAGCGTCTGGATAAGTACATAGACCTGTGTGCAGACGGAATCATCACAAAACAGGAATTGGCAGAACGGCGAAAGGGGCTGGATGCGCAAATTGCAGAATTGCAGTCTCAATATGAGAATGTGGAACAGGAGGATGAGCGCAGTGGAACCCTTGACATGAATTTGATTGCGCAGAAGTTGGATGAATGGCAAAAGGCATCTAGGAATGATGTTGACCGGGAGCTTATCAATAGCTGTGTGGCACAGATCACGCCGCTGACGAATGAGGAATACCGCTGGGTACTTGATTTCCAACTGACAGAAGTGCAGAGTCGAAATAGTGCTACTTGTACGTTGGATGGCTTTATGGAGATGGCTCGTTTTAGGATTTCTTTTGAAGAAGCTAAGGCTTTTAAAGCTTCCCGGAATCAGGGAATTCGTAAAAATGAGTGGCATGACCTCACGGTAGCCGTGGGTATCCGCACAAAAGCTTGACCGTAAAGTACTGTGTCAGTTGTGCCGGATGTGTCAGAATTTTCGAGAAACCTTTATTATATATTATCTATTCTCTTTTATCCTATCGCTTTATCTAAGAGAAAAAATAGAGTAGAAGGGATAAAAATAAAGAAATATATAGAGAGTTTCATAAAAACCTGACACATTTGACACACCCGACACAAGACGAAGCGTATCTGAAAAAATTACAGTTATATATTATCTTTGTAGAAAGACCTGTGAGCAGTTTGATTCTGTCCACAGGTCTTTACTTTTTACTTGAAAATGGAGGAAAAACAATGGCTGATGTTATGGTAAAGATTCTAATGAAGGGCGCAAAGGCAATCGGGAAAACTGCCGTAATACTCATTATTTGGATCGCCCATAAACTCGAAAACAAGTAATCACATTAAAATTTCAGGAGGTAGTAGTTATGTCTGCAAATGTTGAAACCATGTTCTCTGTCCGTGAGACCCCTTGGCATGGCCTTGGCCGTATCGTGATGGATGCCCCTGCAAGTCGGGAAGCTCTGGAATTGGCTGGTCTGGACTGGCAGGTGGAAAGCCGCAATATCTATTCCGGCACAGGTGCTATGATTCCCGGCTATCGTGCCAATGTCCGCAGCACGGATGAAGCTGTTCTGGGCGTGGTGTCTGACCGTTACCGCATCGTGCAGAACGAAGAAGCGTTCCAGTTCACCGATGACCTGCTTGGTGAGGGTGTCACCTATGAAACCGCAGGCTCTTTGCAGGGCGGTAAGAAGGTGTGGATGCTGGCAAAGCTGCCGGAGAAGTACATTATCGCCGGGGATGAAGTGACCCCATATCTGGTGTTCTTCAACAGTCACGATGGCAGCTCTGGTGTCAAAGTCGCTATGACCCCGGTTCGTGTGGTCTGCCAGAACACCTTGAATTTGGCTCTGGGGACTGCAAAGCGCATCTGGACTGCTCGCCACACCGAAAATGTTCTGCTCCGTGTGCAGGACGCTCGTGAAACCTTACAGCTTGCCAACAGCTACATGGGGGAACTGGGCAAGGGCATCCATGAGCTGACCACCATTAAGCTGTCTGACCGCAAGGTACAGGAGTTCATCAATGAATTCTTCCCCATTACTGAAGACCTGACTGATGGCCAGAGGAAGAACAACCTGCGCTTGCAGGAAGATTTGAAGGCTCGCTACTACAATGCACCTGATCTGGAATGGGTTGGAAAGAATGGCTGGCGGTTCGTAAACGCTGTTTCGGATTTCGCCACCCATGCAGACCCCATCCGTAAAACTCGCAACTACAACGAAAATCTGTTTCTGCGCACCGCAGAGGGCAATCCCATGATCGACAAGGCTTACAAGATGGTGCTGGCAGCAGCATAAAGGAGGATTTATGAACGATGTGAGCAACCGGGCTGTCCGGGAATTTTCTGAGTTCCTGAACAGCATTGAAGCCGATTTTCCAAAGCCAACTTGTACCACGGCATACGAGACCACGATGAAAAGCACCATCGTCAGTGCCTTGATTACGCTGGACACCGAGAAGCAAATGGACGAGCGTTTCTGGAACCATCTCCGGGTGCAGCGGAACATTCTGGATTTCCTGTATACCCTGTGGCTGGATGATGACCGTACCTTGGTGGATGAGTTTTCCACCATTATCAAAGACTTGGTGGAATATGATTTCTCTATCGCAGAAGAACAGCTGAAAGAGAGGTTGAACATTGCATGAAAAGACTTGTATCTACATTAAATTTATCCAAAGAGGATTGGCTCCGCTATCGCAAATGCGGTATTACCGGCACGGATGCCGGGGCTATACTTGGCCTGAATCCCTATCGCTCTGCATTTCAGGTATACCACGATAAAATCAGCGATACCATTGAAAATATCGACAACGAAGCCATGCGGCAGGGTCGTGACTTGGAGGATTATGTGGCACAGCGGTTCTCCGAAGAAACAGGGTTTAAGGTGCGTCGTGCAAATGCCATCTACCAGAGTGAGGAACATCCGCTGCTTCTGGCAGACTTTGACCGCCTGATTGTTGGGCAGAAAGCAGGATTGGAGTGCAAGACGGTTTCGCCCTTCTCTGCGGACAAGTGGGCTGATGGGAAAATCCCGGCTCATTATCTGGCGCAGGTTGACCACTACTTAGCTGTCAGCGGTTTCGACTGCTGGTATGTGGCAGCTCTGATTTTCGGCAAAGAGCTGGTGATCCACAAGATCGTGACAGATAAGCAGGTGCTTTCTGATCTCATTGATAAGGAAGAACTTTTCTGGACAAACCATATTGTGCCCCAGATTCCCCCTGCACCCAACGGTTGCGATTGTGACACCCAGCAGATCAACCAGATGTATGAGGTAGACAACCGGGATAAGACCGCTGACCTGAGTGCCTTGCATGGACTTCTGGATAAGCGGCAGGAGCTTTCCGACCAAATCGAGCAGATGGAACAGGAGAAAACGGCCATCGAGCAGCAGGTCAAGCTGCAAATGCAGGATGCTGCCTATGGCACAGCACCGGGCTATAAGGTGTCGTGGGTGTCCTCCGAAAGCAAACGTGTGGATTCCCAGCGTTTGCGGAAAGAGCAGCCGGATATTTTCAACCAGTACAGCAAAAATGTAAGCAGCCGCAGGTTTACCATCGTTCATGCGGCATAAAACTTTGTATATGGCGGCAGGGAGTGACTTCTCTGCCGCCTTTTTTCTTGGAGGGTTATTATGGCTACGGAAAATCCATTCGTAAAATTATTCGCTATCGACTTCAAAGATCATCTGGAAGTCAAGAAGTCTGGCAATACCGAGTTAAAATATGTAAGCTGGGCGTATGCCTGGGCAGAGGTGAAAAAGCTGTATCCCGCTGCCAGCTATGAGGTCAAGAAATTCAACGGTCTGCCCTATGTTTATGACCCCATCACCGGCTTTATGGTGTATACCTCGGTCACGATTGAGGGCGTTTCGCATGAAATGTGGCTGCCTGTACTGGATGGCGCAAATAAAGCGATGAAAGCCACGCCTTATACCTACACCACCCCGAAATGGGACTACAATCCGCAGACCCGCCGCCGTGAAAAAATCGGCATGGAAGAACGTACCGTAGAAGCAGCCTCTATGTTCGATGTGAATAAAGCTATCATGCGGTGCTTAGTGAAGAACCTTGCTATGTTTGGTCTGGGCCTGTACGTTTATGCCGGAGAGGATTTGCCGGAAGATGCTGCACCGCAGCCGGAGGCAGAACCGCAAAAGCAGCCGAAGCCGAGACCCACCAGCCAAAAGCAGGAACAGCCGCCGATGCCCTGCATCTGCGCTCGCTGCAACCAGCCCATCAAGAGGGTCAAGCTGAAAGATGGCTCCATCATGCAGGCGGCAGAATTTGCAGCCACCCATGAGGGAATGTGCGCTGACTGCTACAAAGCCACCAGATTGAACGTAGCATAAGGAGATTTCAAAGTGAAAGAAGCAAAGATCAAAGTTCTTGCTCTCCTGCCGATGGAACTGCCAAAGGAAATCGAACTGGACAACACGCTCGAAGCCATGCAGAACTTTGTTGGTGGGCTGATCGAATGCATTCCGCTGACCGACACCGGCTCTGAAGTCACCTTGGTCTGCAACGATGAAGGTAAGCTGCTGAACCTGACTCCCAACCGGCTGCTCTGGAATGGAGCGGATTATCTTGCTGGCCCCGGTTTCATTGCAGGAACTGATGGTGAAGGGAATTTGGCTTCGCTGCCGCCGCAGGAAATGAACTATTACGCTAAAAAATTTCGTGCATAGTTCTACTGAGTGTTGCATTTGCGCTGAATTTTGCGCTTGTGATTGGAATGATTGGCGAGTGCATTTCGCCGCGACAGGCGTTTCACACAATCACGGATGAGTTGATGAACAGTGCATATCGCTTCAAAAGAGGTTGGCAATTTAAGAATAATCTACCTTGATTTTTGAGAAGATGGACAGACAGTCTGTCCATCTTTTTTTGTATACTGAAATTGTACAAAAGGAACAAAAATTTTTTGTGCTTCCGTGAAACGACAAAACTTTCCACAAAGAATTGCAGTGGTAATTGTGCTGTGTTACAATGAGCAGAGAAGGAGAATGAACTGTGCACAATAGTAGATTAGATCGTATACTCTATATCCAACAAGTACTGGTGCAGGGTGGTGTACTAAACAAACAACAGACTGCCGACCGCTTTGGGGTCAGCGAAAAAACCATCCAGCGCGACCTCGATACGCTGCGGAATCATTTTGCAGACAGCGAGCCGCGCCGGGAGATTCTGTATAACTCCGCAAAGGGCGGCTATCTGCTGGATGATACCCTGTCTCGCTTTCTGACGAGCAGTGAGATTCTGGCCGTCTGCAAAATTCTGCTGGAAAGCCGCTCGATGGTAAAAGAAGAGATGTTCCCGATTCTGGATAAGCTCATTCTGGCTTGTACACCACTGGACAGGTTGAATCAAGTGAAAGACCTCATCAGCAACGAACGCTTCCATTACGTTGAGCCGCAGCATGGCCGGAAGTTTATCGAAAGCTTATGGGAGATTGGAACGGCGGTGGAAAACCACAATCTGCTAGAAATTACCTACTGCCGCACCCATGATGGCGAAACGCGAGTGCGTACCATCGAGCCAGTAGGTATTTTATTCAGCGAATATTATTTCTATCTGGCAGCGTTTATTGAGGGCATCGACAAGGACAAGCACTTCAAAAATCCACAGGATAATTCTCCGACCATTTATCGCATCGACCGCATCCAGAACTATAAGACGCTCGACCGGCATTTTGCCCAGCGATACACCGACCGCTTTCAGGAGGGCGAGATGCGCAAGCGCATCCAGTTTATGTACGGCGGCGAGTTG